AGAAGACCAGGATTAGAACCTGCAGGATTGGAAGTAGTACCGAAACCAGCAGCACCATCGGTGAAACCAGAAGTAAGATTAAAACCAGAATCTTGACCAGCAAATGATGTATCTGCTTCGTTAAAGAATGCTTCGGTTCCTGACTGATTAGTATAACGTGAACGCATTGCAAAAATGAGTCCAGTAGGACCATTCATTGGTTGTACACCAGCAAGGTCATATGCGACCAGATTTGGCATAGAACGACGAATGAGTGAAATCAATACTGGATCAAAACCTGCTACAGGACCAGTAGCAGTAGCATTTCCAGAAAAACCACCAGACCCTGCGGCCATTGTTGGTGCTTCATAAAGGAATTGATTTTCTTCTCTTAAAAATTTTTCTTGGTTTTCTAACAGAACAGCGGTTACCATTTTGCGGTGCGAGTCTTTGATCGAATCAAGACCCTCATAATCAAGAAGTGGTGCCCACTTATCCTGCAGACGTTCTCCATCGAACATTTGCATTTGTTTTACCTCTTTTGGGAAATTGTTAGTTTGATTTATAATTTAAAAATCACTTTTTAGAAACTCGGCTCAAAGTCTGAAGATAAGATCCCATTGTTCCGGAGATATTTTCACTGTAATTCATTTCTTCAGATAATAGTTCCGAATAATCTCTTTGAGTGCTAGTATTTCTTGGGAAATAAGACTCTCTCAATGTTACTAGTTTCTCACGATAGTTTTCTTCACTTTCAAACTCAACACTTTCAGATAAGGAAGCGAGTTTATCTTTCTGTAAGGTTGATAAACCTTCAGAAATTTCACTAAAAATTACATTAGCAACCGATTCTGCTAGTCTTTGATTTAGAGCAATATTTCTACTAATTTGCTCGTTGAGTTTTGATTCCATTTCATCAAGTTTATCTACCATACTCTCGAGTACATCATATTTTTCCTCAGGGATTGATACATAATGATCTTCAAAAAGATTCTTCATTCCTTGAAGGAATGATTCCGTCATTTCAGTTTTAATGCCTTGTTCCACAACAAGAGCATTTTCCTGTAACCATTCGTCGGCTACATACTCAAGATAAGCATCAACTCTTTCTACAATTTGTTCTTTGATTATATTTACTTCCTCTAAAAGTTCTTTTTCATAACGATTCTCTAATGATTCGTAAATTTCAGAAATTTTAGAGTTAATTGCTGTTTCAAAAATAAGTTTTGCTTTATCTCTAAATTCTTCTGAAAGGTCTTCACCTTCAAGAAGAGCATTTACATCCTCTTCAATGTCGATCGACTCTTTCACCTTTTTTCTTTTAGATTTACCCTCATTTTCATCATCTTCTTCATCATCATTTTCTTCATCTTCATCATTATTTTCTTCATCTTCATCATCTTCATCTTCTTTTTTCATTTTATGATTTTCTTCCATTTTTCTATGACGAGAAGATTTTTTCTTTTCGTTTTCTTCTTCTTGATCGTATTCTTCATCCTCTTCAGTTTCTTCTTTTTTTGATCCAGAAGAAAGAGTTTGCATCGAATCGGGTGCTTTTGCTCCTTTATTTACAACATCCTTAACTTGTTTAAGTGATACTCCTGGAGTTCTAAGTTTTGAAGAATCATCATCCGAACGATAATTTTCAGGAGTAGGACCACCAAGGTCTTCCCAACTACCAGTTTGCCCAGGAGCAATACCTGTGCTTAATTTTTGCATTGGTTCTGCTGCCTGTGCGTTTGCATTTACGGCAGTTCGAGATTGGGTTGTGCCTGTTTCCATTTCTTGTAAGTTTTTACCACGGGACATTTGAACTCTCCGATTTACCTATATTAAATCTATATTTATTTATAATTTAAATATTTGAAAGAAATTCTTTAAATAGATTAATTTTATGTTCATCGAGAATTCTTTTATCTACAAGAGTATTAATTCTTTTATATGTTTTTGTTGCTGCTTTTTCTATGAGTATTCCACCGTTCCAACACCACTCTTTTCCCTCCATAATACCTTGAATGAAAGCATCCGGAGCAGAGGGATCTGCAACAATATCAGCAGCAGTAGCCAACATAAAATCTTCGCCAACCAAAGAATATCCATCGTTAGTTCTAATTAATGAACCCACACCACGAGATGAGACTCCAAGTGTTACACCTTCACCAATTAATGATTGAGCAATTTTACCCATTGGTGTAGAAAGAAGTTGTGCTTTTCCTCTAAAATTATTTCCTTCACGAACTAATGAAATGATTTTATGAGAAACACGATCAAGATTTACTGTTGGGCCATCTGGATGTCCCAATTCTCCAAGAGCACGACCTTTACAAATAAAATTTTCATTATAACGAGCAACTTCTCTTTCCAGTGTCTTCATTTCATAAAGTCTTTTATTTCTATTTGGAAGATTTGCTTGAAGAAAAACTCCTTCAATAAACATTTTTTTAGCAGCACCTCTTCCTTCGGTTATAAATTCGACCTTTTGGATTTCCTCTGTGATGAGTTTCATTTTCTTATGCCTGTGATGCGATTTGAACTTCTGCAATATGCAAATGTGTATTATTTGACTCTCCGTATCCTTCTACCTTTACACATCTAGATACAGTTGCATTTGTAACTGTAATCACTCCAACAATTGAACTAGTATTTGCATCAACAATCATTGAATTTGCATTTGGATTAATACTTGATACTAATACAAATGAAGTATTCAACCCAGATGGTTGAGCTGAGAGGATACTTATTCTATCTCCAACAGAAAAAGGAACTCCTGCATTTTCATTAAAAGTAATTGTAGTACTAGTACCAGTTGTGATACCTAATATTTTTTGTCTAGCAACTCTAAATTTTAAAATTTCACTCGTATTTTGTGGTATTAAAAAACTACTTTCACTATTTGCGATTCCAGTGTTTATACCTTCTACTACATGAACTTGAATGTTTCCGCCAGAAGCAGTTAATCTTAAATAACCAGATTGTAAATTAATTACTCCACTTGTAGCAATTCCATTATTTGGAGGTGCTATTGCAGTAATATTTTGTACAATTTTTAAAGCCATTAGTTTTCCCCATCATCTTCATAATCATCATCATTAAAATCATCTTCATTATCATCTTCATAATCTTCCGTATCCTCTTCATCAAAAAGACTTGAAGCAACATAAGGTGTTGCTGTATTTATTCTTTCTGTACTTTTTGCAAAAAGAATATTCTTAATTGCATCTGAAATTTTTGAAGGAGAATCGTCAGAAACAATCATATCTACTAAATCGTCCATAGTGTTATAATATATAATAACTATAAACTATTTATATCTCTCCGCCTTTCGGCATTTCGACTTCTGTTGCTTTTTCTGATTTTGATAAATCTGGTTCCATTATCGGTTGACCTAAATCCATTCCTTTTTGTGGTGCTTTCTCTCCTTCTATTGGCATTTCAGTATTTGGATCAGTTGCTTGTGTTGGGTCTGGTAATATTCCATCTTTGATTTCTTTTTTAATCTGCTCATCAATTTCTTTCATTTCTGTATCAGATTGTTTTAATACTTTATTTCTAATATATTCTGCTGAAAAATATCTACCAAGATATGGTTCCATCGCAGCAACTACTCCAAGCTGATCATTTAGTAATTCATTATTTTTTAAATCGGAAAAATGATTATCATATACAAAATCATATTGGATATGTTCTTTTAATGTTTCCCAATCTTGTGGAGTTACAATATTTTTAAGAATCAATTGAGTTTTTAACATATCGTTAAAAACTCCAGAAAATCTTTTTCTTAGTCTTCCTACAAATTTAGTAAATTTAAGTTCATCTCTTAATATTTCAGAAGAACGTCCAAGATTAAAACCACCACCACCAATATCAATTCTACTTGATGGTACATTTAATGATTTATATAATTTTTTTTGAAAATATTCAATATCTGCAAGTTCTCCAAGATTTTGGCCTCCAGGAAGAGTTGTAATTTCTGTACCTCGTCCCCCTTCACGACGTGGTAACCAATAATCTTCAAGCATTGCCATATATTTACGATCATCACGAATTTCTCCTGTATCTGCATTATAAACTAATTTATTACGATAACGATTCATTATATCACGAAGATATTGCTCTGCTTTAATTTTAGGAAGATTTCCAACATCAATATAAAATATTCTTCTTTCTGGGGCGCGTGAAAGACGGTAAATTACCAAAGAATCTTCAATCATACGAAGTTGATTGAGTGCTTTAATTGCCTTGTGTAGATATGAAAGAATAGATTGTTTATTGCGATCAACTAATCCCGATGTAACAAAGGTAATTGCGTCCTTTGCTATTTTTACACTTTTGGAATCATTACGAAACGAAATAGCACCTCCAGTTCCTATCGAAGCATTTGGATCGTATAAATAATACTCTTCAATTTTTGGTGCTTGATGTATTTCTAATGAATCTTTTCCTTTATTTAATGAAGTTATAAAATTTGCATTTGATCCAGATAACTCTGCTTTACGAATAAATTTAATTTTTAGTGGATCTATATATCTTATTTCTTGAATACCATCGGAAGGATTATTAAAATCAATAACTTTATGATAAAAAATTCTTCCATCTATATACCAATTTCTAAAAATTTCGTGAGATTTTCTATCAAAATCCATAATTTCTTTGATAGATTTAAATTCATCACGAATAATTTGTTTTAGTTTATTTGATGCATTTAGATTTGAAAGTTCAATCTCTACTGGAGAGTCATTCAAATCCGATACAATTGCTTCATTTACTATATCTTCAATTGCACTATCACATTCGGGATGAAGTGCCATCTCACGATATCTTTTTATTAGGTCTTGTTCGTTTTTATATACACCTTCGATATCTACATACTGCCCATAAAATCCACTTTGTACATAATAATCAGATTTATCTTCTTCATTAGAAGGAACTGGAGAAATAAGTTTTTTAGACTTATTTTCTCCAGTATCTTGTATTTTGAATCCAAATAATTTAGCCATCAATACATCAATTAGTTTCTACTATTTAGGAACCAGTTCCGAGTTGAGTATTTCCTGTAGGATCGAGAGCATCCCACCATTGAACTTGAAGATCTACAGTAAACTCTTGAATTGTATCTGAACTATCGTATGACAAATCAATTGCACTCACCGAAGTTGGAAATGTGCCATAAAATTGATATGCTTTTAAAACTGGTATTTGTGCTTCTGTTGTTGGAACAAGTCCATTCGCTTTTCCTCTACCAAATTGTTTGACTATCATATCTTTTTGATAATCTGTTGGATTCGTTTTTCCTGCAGCATCTTCGTGTTTGTTAATGAGATTCATCCATCTCTCAAATGCATTGCGAATTGAAAAATCAGTATCATTAATTACAGTAATCGTCCAAGGATCAAATGTACGATCTCCTGCCATTTTGAGGTTTCTTCCTCTAAATGGGATATCAATAAGACCTAAAGTAGATGCAGGAAGATTTGCTCCTTTTACTAAAAATCTTGTCTTATCGGAAAGAGCATCATCAGTAACTCCTACTGGTAAACAATCTGCTGGAAAATAAAGTTCACATTCAAATAAATTCGATCTTACTCCGCCTCCAGACATCCTTCCCTTGAAATTTTCAAGAGTTCTGTCTTTTACGTTTGGTATGTTTAAATTAGCCATCTTAGAATTCCTCTATTAGATTAAACATTTCCTACTACTTCTTCAAAACTTACACCTGTGCGAGTAGCAACGAAGGTAAGTCCGATAAAGTTAATAGATCTTGCGGGTTTAACGAAAATGTCAGCTTTAAATTGATTTGAATCAATAATATCTGGAGTATTATTAGTTTCGTCGCAAATAACTACAAAATCAAAAATACCTCTTTTTGCTTTCACATCACGAAGATATGGTTCAACGATATTTATGAAATTAGATCTTGTGATTACATCATTAAATTCGAAAAGTTGTGCTCGTGCCGACCTTTCAATTGTTGCTTCGATAGTAAGAAATAAACGACGAACATTAATTCTATCAAATGCAGAAGCATAAGAGAGTGCAGTTTTATCACCAAATAAAATAATTCCAGCACCTGGTGAAAAAATAATTGGATTGATTCTCTTTGGGTATAAAAGATCTCTTTGCGATTGTGATGGATTGTATGCTAATTTATTCGCGTTGGATATTGTTCCTCTTGATGATCCAGCAGGTGAAAACCAAGGAAACTGGTTTATTGATGTTCTTGCCATCACTCCAGCAACATCTGCATTACAGGGAATGTATCTAAATGTGTTATTAAATCTATCATACATATACTTATACCCACTATCAAATATAGCATATGAAGATGAAGTAATTGGATCAAAGAAATCGATAATGTTATTGGTTTGTATATTAGTATCTGTGATATTCACAACACCAGACCTATGAGGAGAAATTACTGCAATACAATCCTTTCTCTCTTCGGCAATTGAAATCAAAGAATTTGCTTTTGCTTGCGATTCGAAAATTGTTGTTCCACCAGATGGACCACAAATTAAATAATCAATTGAATATTCTGCAGGATTTCTAAAAACTTCATAAGATGAAACTATATCAGCTAAGGTCGAATTCATTCCACCAGCATTACTATAATTTAATCCTCCAAGTAAATTATAAGTACTATTTCCTATTCCCGCAAAAGAAACTCCTTGAGTTAATGTTCCCCAATTTCCAGTTGATGTATTTGTATATTCAGTAAATGTTGTGAAATCAGTTGCAGACCCAGTAGGAGCAAATCCAGCAAAAATATAATTAGATTTATCTGCAATAATATCTTTATAATATATTGATTCGGACGGAGATATTTTCCCATCAAGAGATTTTGAGAGATTTGTGTATGTTTCTACAATGTTTCCTGCAATACCAGTTACTGAACCAGTATCGTCTACAACTGCAATATGAATTTCATCATTTCTAGAATTTCTTTCTAATGCATATTGTGATGTTGATGGTCTTTCGGCAATTGATTTCCAATATACCGTAGAATTTGTTAAACCCAAAGTTTGTTGATTATACCAATCAGTGACTGTAATTGGTGAACTTCCACTTGAGGCAAAATTAAATGCAGTTCCCGCAGGAACCAAAGAAACAAACTCAACATTCGTTCCAACTCCAACAGAAGCTGAATTGATTAAAATCGTATTTTGAATACCTCCATTAATGGATGTAGTTCCAAATCCAGTAATTGTAGATTCATTCACAATTCCCGCTGTAATTGTTCTAATTTTATAACTTGCCGAAACACCAAGATTAGGAAGATTTTGCGATAATGAAATTGGATTGATAACAGTGGATCCAGAACCAATTGAACCAAAAAATCTATTTGCTTCAATTGAAGTAGAGACTCCTGATGTATTTTTTATAATATAAGATCCAGTTTGAGATGGAAATGAATTTACACTATTTTGAGAATACGATACAATACTAGAAAGTCCAGACGAATTATCGTATCTATCTGTAACTTTTACATCGATATTTTGATTTCCAATTTTTGTGATGATACCTCTCAAATAACCAGTAACTACCGAAGCAGTTCCAACACCAGCAACTGTTGTATTTACTCCAACAGTAATTCCAAATCCAACAGATAATCCAAAAGTTCCGATTGCAATTCTTTGATCCGCAGCAGCATCAATTACACATACTTTTAAATTATTTGCCCAGATTCCTGCTGTTCTTGCTGCATAATGCCAACTCGTTGCTGTAGAATAATTATTCGTATAATCTTCGTATGATTTAATTTTAACTGTAGTAGATCCTGCACTAACTCCAGAATTTGAATTATTTAATGTTG